CAGTTCTAAAACTTAATTTAGTAGCATTATTATCAGCTGCAAAATCACCTTCAGATACAGCTGCAATACTTGCAGCAACTAATCTTGAATCTGTACCAGTTCCCTCACTTGGTGCTTGGAAATTTAATATCCCTATAACATCATCAACAGCAATATCAGCTTCGTCAGTAGCTAGTGTTAAATTTACAGTGCTATCATCACCTGTTGCTGTATGTAATATCTGTAATCCAGCGTTGTGAACATGTTGTAATCTTATTTCAGAATTAGCACCAAATGTAAATTGTGCTGAATCTGATGACATAAAAACATCATCTGCAACATTAATATCACCTACGAAATTTACTTGTCCCGATGATTCAATAGTCATTGCAGTTGCAGCTGAAGCAGATCCTATTGTGCCATCATCTTTAATTAAAATATCGTCTGCAAAAGTAACAATACCATTACTATCTCCTTGAATCCAAGTTGTAGTTGTTGAACCATCGTAACCAGAAATTACTAATTGTCTATCGCCAGTATTACTAGAAACATCTGCATTTGAACCAATTATTACATTTCCTTTTCCAGATGTTAAAGCATCACCTGATTGCCAACCTAAACCCAAATTATAATCACCGCTATCTACTGAAGCTAATGCTCCTACACCAAAAGCACTATTATAATCTGCGGACGTAGAAGCTGTGGTCATAGCTGAATCTCCATACGCTGTGTTTTGTTCTCCACCTGACAGAGTATGACCAGCAGCTTGACCCATTAATGTGTTTCTTGAACCAGTGGTTATAGCTCCACCAGCATTTCTTCCTACTGCTGTATTTTTATCGCCAGAAGTTAAAGCATCTAAAGCTCCAGAACCTACACCAGTATTCCTTATAGCGGCATCTAAAGTTCCTGAGGTTGCGTGTCCAAATAAAACACTATCTGTAAAATTAGTTCCGCCAATTTTAAAAAAAGATGAACCTTCAAGAGTGTATGCATCTGCTTCTAATGTTCCATCTACATCAACATTACCTGATATATCTAATTCTGTTGCTATAATTTTATCATTAAAAGTAGCAGCCCCCGCTGCAGACATATCTAAAGTTAATGCTGTTATAGCTGATCCTCCATCATCACCTTTAACAATAAAATCTTTATCTTGAACACCTGTTGTAATAACAAAATCACTAGAAGAATTTGATAGTGTTGCAATTGTTGTGCCACCATCTTTAAATAAAACATCTGCACCATCAGCATCTAAAACAATATCAGCAGGTGAATCTATTGTAATATCACCAGTTGAAGTTCCTATTGTTACCGCTGCATCACCAGTTGAAATATCATCTGCAGCAACTCCTAATGCAAAACCAGTGTCAACTATATTTGTACCATCAGAGAAAACCATTTTTGTAGTTTTTTCTGTAGCTCCAAAAGTAACACCAGTTCCCGATGCTGTTTTAAATTGAACGGTGTAAGATCCAGAAGTTCCATTTACGACTACATAAACTTTTTCTATTGAGTCTGGTACAGTTACAATAGAGTTACCTGATATTGTACCTGTTAATTTTATAACTGCGTGACGAGCGACTGATGTAGACTCTGTTGTATCGCCATCTGTAATACTCAAAGCTGTTGTTCCACCACTAGTTACTGCTTGTTCTACGTAACCAGCAATTGCTTTTTCTACGATTTGTAAGTTAGTATTAGTTTTTGTTCCCCATGTACCGGCATTTTCGCCAGTTGCCATTAGTTCTATACCGAGATCTGAAAATGTTGATGCCATAATTTAATCCTTAAGGTGCAGGTGATCTGACTGGTATTCTGACTGTACCATCTGTATAGTCATCTCTTCGTCTTCTACCTATTTGTTCGCCTCCAAATTTTTGTACTTCTTGTTGATATTTTTGTTCATATAATTGTAACATGTCTGCAGGCCCTTTTAAAAAACCATACGTTTCTGCTAAACAACAATATAGCAGACCATTTGGAAAATTTAAACTAATATAATTAGTGTCATTGTTTTCCAATAAAGCTGGTATTGCATTGTAATGTATTTTATATCCGAATGTTGCACTTGGTGTTGGTGACACAATAATAGATCCAGAGTTTGATGAGCTTTCTCCAGTTGCTCCTGTATCTAGCATTGCATAATATTTTGGTGTTCCAGTAGATGTGGTTGCTGAAATATATTCTTCTAAAAATGTTAAATCTCTTTTTTCTAAGTAAGTATTAGCACCAGTATAAGTAGATCCAGTTGCATCATAAACTTGCACTGCTCTGATAAATACTGCTCCTGCTGGTACAGTTACAGTTCCTGTTCCAGATGTAAAATTACCTGTAGATGTTTTTCTATCAGCATCAATAGGTACATCTCTAAAAATTCTATATTGTGCATTTAAAATAATGTTTTCTAAAACACTATCAGATAGAACTGTAGAGCTAACTTCTGTATAACTTCTTATTTGTGTTTTTAATCCTGATGCACTTAATCCTGCCATACTATGCTTTCAATGTTGCTGGACCAGCCGAACAACTATTGCCTCCTCCTGATATACCACCACTTGTAGCAGTGTTTGTGTCTACAGTAAAGTGATAGAAATTTTCTGTATTTACTATATTTCCGCTAGAATCTCTTTTACCAACTGTTATCGAGTAACCAGCAGCTTTTGCTATATTAGATCCTGTAATTCCATCAAAACTATTTGGATTTTGAAATGCATCTGGATCGGATGTTGTATAAATAGGTCCTCTAAATCTAACAGTATCTCCTGTTGATCTTCCGTGTCCTTTTTCTGATACATTTATTATACCTGAACTTGCAGATATAGTTTCAAAAGGATTAGGAATTAAAGTTATTAAAACATCTGTTTCTGTTCTTGCAGGTCTCACATCTTTTAAACCTTGAGCATCGCCAGATCTACCTTCTAATTCTAATTGAGGATGTTTTGCTTCGTATTCTGATTTGTGAACAAAATGACCATTCCATTCTTTAACCATTTCTCTATATGGAAATTCCATTCCACTTCTGTCTGATATTGCTTTTGCATATTTTCCTTTTGCGAATGCCATTATGCTCCTGGGTAATAAGTTTTAGGGGTTATATAAGTGCTAGAAGAAGATCCATCTTCAGATAATGCTCTTTGTAATTCATCTTCATAATATAGTTTTAATTGTTGAGATGCTTGTGGATTAAATTTTTGAGATAAATAAAAAGCCAAACCTGAAACCATACAAGGCACAAATCTATAAGGCACATCCGTTGCATCAGTATAAGTTGAATTTGCATCCTGTATTCTTTTCACAAAAAAGATGTGCATGTCTTTTGATGCTGCTGTTGAATCTGGACAAGGGTAAACTGTAACAGTTGTTTTATCTATAAATCTTTGAACAAAATATTGAGAGGGAGTTCCTTTAGATAATTTTGCAGATAAACTAGAATAAGTTGATCTATCAATTTTTGTCATTGCAGAATCAGATTGAGATGTTGAAGTTCTATTTTGTCTAAACGTTGCCTCAAGAACATCAGCAATTCCATAAGTAGAAGTTCCACTTGTGCCACCGACAGTCACTGCAGATGTGCCATCACCACTAGATCTAAAAAAAGTATACTCTGCTTGTCCTTCAATTAAATCAATATTAGTGTCTCCTATTTCCCAATAGTGTAAACCTCTATTACCCCATTCTTGAAAAAGAATGTTTAATGATCTTCTTGCAGATTTTAATTGATATCCAGATGTTACTTGTGAACCTATACGCTCATAAGCTTCTGCTATTAAATCATCAACAGCAAAAGTTTTATCAAAAGTAACTGTGCCGGAAGTTGTATTGGCCATCAGTTACCTCCTTAATAAATTTTTTGAAATTCTGCTATAACCGTATACATGTTACCAGAATCAGCTGCGCCTGGTACAACAAAGTTAACATCACTTTGATTACTGTTACTAGATTTATCTGCTGGTATTCCACCAAATTCTCTAAAGTCCCAATATCCTGCACCAGTTAATCCGATGATAGGAATATCTCCATCAGAGTCTTCTTCATCTAATCTAGCATAAGAGTCTCCTCCGTCGCCACCTTGACATGAATACCAAACTCTAAGTAATCCTAAATGAGCCACTGCAGTTCCATCTTCTCTAGCGTCTAACGCAGAGACATCTCCAAAAACTGTAGTTCCACCTGATCCGTCTGATTGGTTTACTATTTTAATAACAACTCTCTTATCATTTTGTTGTAAGATAGTTGGTCCCGTTACTGTGTCTGCCATTGTTTCCCTCCTTAATTAAGAAACTGTGAGGGCCGAAGCCCTCACATTAATTATTAAAATACTGAGTATTCTAATTCTACTGTAAATCTTCCAGCCGTTATATCAGCGTTTACTGCTGTAGTAGCAAAAGCATATAAGTTTTTACTAGCAATCGCCGCTGTAATGTTCGGAACAAAGATGTGGTAGTTACCAGCACTATTGTTAAAGTTTATATCAATTTCTGTGATTGATTGTGTAGCACTTAACTGTTCGTTAAAAGATGTTACACCAGCACCAACAATTTCAGTTCCAGAGGCAACTGCAGTGTTAGTTGCTGTTCCAGATGTTGCACTTAATGATAAACCACCAGCAAGAGTTTCTCCCGCCGCAGTTGTAATACCAATCAATGCTCTGTGAATAAAAAACTTAGTGGGTGTTACTAATCCATCTGGTGCGTCTGTATTTAATGCACCAAGCTCTACAAGCACGTCGCCATCGCCATATGCAGTTGATGCTGCGTTTGTTGATGCCAATGTACCAGCAAAAGATTGAATCTTTCTAGTTCCCATTGATACTAGTTGTCCAGTTGAGTTAACTGAAAAACCAG